AGATCGACGGTGGTGCTCCCAACGGACGCGGAGAAGCCGGACGAGAGCGCCGCGATCATCGTGGTCACCCGCTTGTTGTACGCGAGGACCATGTCGGCCGCGATGTTCTCGAGCGTCACGTCGAGCGCGATTCCAGCGCCGGTGAGCTGGGCGAGGTCGGAGATCTGCCGACGGAGCGCCTGGCGCGCGATGGTCACGTTGGCGTTGGTGGTGGTGAGCGCGGTGTTGCTCACGGTGGCGTTCTCCGCTACGGACGCCATCGCGTTGGCGCCCCAGGACACGACAGGCACCTGGACCACGGTGGATCCGCTGCCGTTCATCGAACGGAGCTGGGTGATGCTCGGGTGGTTGACGAGCGAGGCGGTGTCCGTCAGCTTGGTGACGACGAACTGGTTGAGGATCGCCGCAAGACGGGCGTTGCCGGACAGGCCGGAAAAGTAGACTTCGTTAGCCACGGGGGCCTCCTGACAGAGTGGAGAGGTACCCGCGCCTTTCGCTTTTTACGGGAGCTCGACCCCGTGCGCGTGCAGGGTGCTACCCCCGCACGTTCAGACTACTGGCGTCGCGACAATCTGTCAACCCGTGCGGATCGCCGCCATGATGGCCTCGCGGTTCGCCTTGAAGTCGGCGGGCGAGAGCCGCGCGATGGCCTCGGCGCTCCATGCCTGCGGCTCGCTCGGCGCCTGCGGGATGGTCGCCGTGCTCGTCCGCGGCGAGGGCGTCACTGGCACGGCAGGCGTGGCCGTGGTGGTCGCTGCGGGCGCGGCAGGGGTAGAGGTCGGGAGGTAGGCCCGAACGGCCTTCGGGAGACCGTCACGGTCCGCCAGCCACTCGGACAGAGGAGGGCGCCCCTCGGCGGCAAGCTTGGAGTACGCGTGCTGAACGTACTCCATCCCCTCGGCGTCGGTGATGCCGGCCGCGGCGATCTCGCGCTCGACGCGGAGAGTCTCCCGCTCGGCCTTGGATGCGGCTTTGACCTCGTCCACTTGGGCGCGGTACTTCTCGGCCTGGGCCGCAACAGGCTCAAGCTCGCCGACACGGCCTTCGAGCTCCTTGACGCGCGCCACCAGTTGGCGGATGCGCGCCGCGCCTGCGGTATGGTCCTGGGTTTCCGGCGTTACTTCCTCGCTCATGCTCACTCCTCAAACGGATGGAACTGCTACGGCCTCAAGATCGGATACGGAGCCGGTGGGTGCCGTCGTCGGCGTCGTCGTCGCTCCTCCCGCAGAAGCCGGCGACGGCGCCCTCTCCCGAGTCGCGCGGATCGAGGCGAGCTGGGCGATGGCATCCTGCTCGGACAGGCTCCCGAAGAAGCGCAACGCGTCCACCTCGGACATGAGTCCGGCGGCGAGCATCTCCAAGACGTGCTTCCGGCGCGCCTCCATCTCGGACGGCGAGAGGGGGATCTCGCGGTAGATGACCGAGTACCCGCCCTCGGGGTAGTTGGTGGCCTCGGTATTGGCCTCGCTCCAGCGGTTGTAGAGCACCGCCGACAAGCCGACAAGGGCCTCGTCGGACGCGCGGAACTGCATGATGTACCGGCGCTGCGCCTGGCGCTTCCCCTCCTGGGAGAGCGAGATGGCGTAGCCGGAGCGCGCGGAGCCCGAGGTGCGCTGGAGCTCGGACGGCGCGAGGCCGGCGTCCGTCGCCAGCCGGTGAGCTACCGCGGCGATGACCGCCTCGAGCTTCTCCACGTCCGCGCCGGCCTGGTACTGCCCCATCATGGGCTGGCTCGTCTCGCCGATGGGATCGAGCATGAGGATCGTCGTCGGGTCCGTCGTCACCTCGGAGCGAGCGGAGCGGCCCCCGAGGTCCGTCGCATCCATGCCAGCGACACGGACGCCGACGGCGTAGCGTTGCGGGTAGGACGCGTCACGGATGCAGTGGGCGAGGTAGCTGTAGAAGAGCCCGAGCTGCAACGAGCCAGTATAAAGCTCGATGTTCGCGAACGGGTCGAAGAGCCGATCTCCGTAGGTGCTTGCATGGTAGAGGACCGCCGGGATGATCGGCGCACCGTTCGCGCGGCGCCACGCTGCCGGGTAGTCGGGCCCGTCGTAGGTGGCGCCGTGGACAGCGCGCGTCAGGTCGCGGCCTCCCAGCCACCCGTCGAGCGCCTCAAGGACGCGGTAGGTGGGGAAGCCCGGGTTGCGGATGTCCCACACCTCGAAGGTCCAGAGCAGAGCCCCCTCGATCTGACGCAGCCGAAGCTCGCCGAACAGCGTCGGGACGTTGGGCCGCGCCGGATCGGCCTCGGCCATCGTCATGTGCGGCGGGACCGGCCGGTAGACGAGGCGGCCGTCCTCGACGTCCGCGCGCATCCAGAGCTCCCGAAGCGCGAGCGTGTAGGCCTGAAACCGCGACATCTGCGACCACAGGCCCGAGCGGGCGATGGAGCCGGCCGAGCCGACGAGGCGGTCGATGTTGGGTGAGGCGAGCTGGTTGTGCTTGCAGTCGGGCTCGGCGTCGTAGAGCGTCGCGAGCTCGTAGGACGTGGTCCGAAGGGCGCAGTAGCTGATGTCCACGAGGCCCATTGCGGCACGGCGCACGCTCCCGAGCTGCGTCTCCATGTACGACTCGAGGATCGGCTGCCACCGCCCCTCCATCATCGCGTAGCGGTGGCGCGTGTGCTCGACACGGCGGGCCTCGTCGGGGTTGCCTGGGGCCGGCGGCTGCGGGGCGGTCATCGTGGCATACATGGCGCCATCCTATCCGATGCGAAGGAGTTGCGGCTGGTACTGCCGACGCGTCACAAGCTCGAGCGCGTAGCGTAGCCCGTCGATGGTGTGCTTGTGCTCCGAGGCGGCGCGCCCGTCGAACTTGCCGAGGTCATCGATCAGCCGTTTGCACCTGGGGTGGATCACGAAGTCGCCCCGTAGCATCGCCGCCTGCAGGATGCGGTAGCCGTGGAACACCGAGCCGGCAGGCTTGTAGGCGGTGCTAATCCTCGCCGGCCATGTCCCGATGGGGATCCGCAGCGTCTTCTCAAACGCTTGGACCAGCAGCGCGTTGCTCTTGAGTGCGCCACCTCGGCGCGACACGGCGGCGCGGTCGCCGACCCAGCGGTCGATCTGCTCCCACCGGAGGCCGGCTCGCTTGATCATCGACAGGATCTGTGCGGCGTCGTCCTCGGGTGTCGTCATGCCGTTGGAGGACACCACGTCGAGCACGGTGATCCGGGGCTCGTTGTCACGCGAGCGCGTCACGGCCACCATCACCGCCGTCTGCGCCCCCGACTCCTTTCCGTGGTCGATGCCGATGGCGATCTGCGCCTCGCCCGCGGGCGCCTCGTCGCGCACCATCGTGAGCGGATCGAACTGGACGAACACCCGGCCCTCCGTGAAGCCGGCCTCCCACTCGCCGTGGATGCGCTGCGCTCGCTCCATCGGCAGGACCTGGGCCTCAAGCTTCTGGATGTCCTCGGCGCGAAGCAGCGGGCGCCCGCCGATAGGTGTGGTGGCCTCGACGGTGAGCGGCGTGTGAATGTCCTCGACCTCGCCGGCCTCGACCAGCGCGCGGAGCCAGCCGAGCGGGAGGCCGATGGGCGTGAGCGTGATAGCGATGCGGCCCCGCTGGCGTAGGACGCGCGCGGCGAGCTCGCTCCAGATGGCCTCGGGTGGCGGCTCGTCAATCAGGACGTAGTCAATCGTGGCGCCCGCCAACGCGAGCGCGCCTTGATTGACCGTGCGGATACGGAGGATCGATCCGTTCTTGAACCGGACGATGGGCACCTTGCCGCGAAAGCCCTTCCCCGGCGTGTACTCGCAGTCCGTCTCGATCTCGTGCTTAGGGAGAAGCTGCCAGATCTTGCCCTGGATTGAGAGCGACTGCTCCCACGACACGACGACGACCCAGGCCTCGATAGGCGCCGACTTGACCAGCGTGTGCGGGTGACGCCCGAGGCATCGCCAGATGCAGTCGGCGACGCCGGCCCACGTCTTGCCCGCCTGGTTGCCGGCTCGGAAGAGCTTGATCTGCGACGTCGACTGGAGAAACCGAAGCTGCGGCGGCGTCGGGCGGAAGTAGTTGAGCGGGTCCGCGTGCGCCCGCTGCCCGAGGACGTGAGCGGCCGAGGCGAGCGCGGTGAGACTCACGCGCTCACCGCGAAGAGTCCGGCCTGGACAGCGACACGATGCGCCGGCTCCCGGTTCATCGTCAACCACTCGGCTTGCTGCTTCGAGAAGGTCCGCTTCTGCCCGCGCCGCCCGCCCGTGATCTCGACGGCGTCCCACTCGGGGATCACGACCTCGGC